CCGGTGCATTGACGCCGCCGTCATCCACGGCTACCTAGCAGCTAGAAAACTAGCTGCTTCCTACTATTCCTCATGGAAAGGATTAGTACAGTGGGCAGGAGATGCACATGATTAAGTCTCGACTCACTCATGAAGTGGGTGAAGACTGTAGATACAAGTTGTGGGGTGGAACAGGGGCTACAACCCTTGTTACCGACCGAACTAGTATTATTCGTGTGCAAGGACATCAGGTAACTGATTCCTACTCAAATCCTAACTACTTCGCAGTTAGGAGACTTATTCGGAAGATTGAGAGCGGAAAGCTCACTTTCGATCCCGAAACTAAGTCCCGTTTGCTGCGATTATTTAGGAATCTGGATTACGGAGGGGCCTTTTGGACTGTTCGTCGAAGTGGAAGTATTGCCTCACGTTATGTGAGTCAACCCTACTACAAGACGAGCACCATTAAGGCTTATTCCTTCGACGGTAGGTTTATCCCTGACATAGGTCAGAATGAACTATTATGGGATAGTGCTAAATGGCCTGTTTCTCCTAATAAGGCAACAGAGATGAATCTGTTACTTACTAAGGGGACAACCGCCATTAATCGCACAATTCCTACCGCTCCAGAGTACTCCCTCGCTACAGCCTTAGGTGAGATCTACGCTGATGGCTTGCCATCACTCGTAGGCTCTACCCTATTTCGTGCTAAGAACTTAAAGCAGGCGCTTAAAAGCGTCGGCGGTGAGTATCTTAACATCGAATTCGGATGGAAACCTTTCGTTTCCGATCTGAAGTCTCTAGCGTCAACTGTTTCGAAAGCTTCTAAGCTTATCGAGCAGTATGAAAAAGGGAGCGGCCGGCCAATCGGCCGACACTATGAGTTCCCCGTCGAACGCTCGACAACAGTGACTTACGAAGGCGGAAAAGCAATGTATCCGCCTATCGATTCGACACTGATTTCGAGCACTGTACTCGCGACGCAAGGTACCGAAACGGAGACTTTCCGTCGGTACTGGTTCGAAGGTGTATACTCTTACTATCTTCCAACAGCCTCATCAGCTGTAGAGAAGATGAAGAAGTATGCATCAGAAGCTGAAAAGCTTCTAGGACTCAAGATTACTCCTGAAGTCCTTTGGAATCTTGCGCCGTGGTCCTGGTTGGCCGACTGGTTGTTCAATTATGGAGAATTAATCTCCAACTTGACCAACCTGTCTAAGGACAACTGTTTGCTCAGGAGAGGGTACATAATGTGTACAACATACACAAAAAGTACCGTCACTCACCCAGGCTGGACCCTTAAAGGGTTTGGCCCGACTGGTCCTACCTCGATAACGCTTGAAACTAAAGCGAAGTCAAGGAGGCGAGCATCTCCATGGGGTTTTGGCGTGACGTTTGAGGGTTTCAGCCCCAGACAGATCGCCATCCTCTCCGCACTCGGTATTAGCCGAGATGCGAAATGGGGGCGTGACTGATGACCTTAGTCGCGGTCCTAAAGACGTGCCGTGTGAACCTCCCAAAAGGAGAAATCTCATACGGTTCGTCCCCAAGAGATTCCGCGATTGCGGTCTCTCATCCCTGTCTAGGAGACTTGCATGGCTTACACAGATCCACAAACCGTTACCATCAATGCCGTTGCTCAGACGCTTCCGCGTACTAGCAGCGGGACGAATTCCGGTGTCTTTACAAAAGACGACGGAACTGTCCGATTGACTGTTCAACATTCTTCTGGAAAGAGAATGCAGAACAACATTCGCCTTGATTTCCAGAAAATCGCTCCTAACCCGTTGATCTCCGCGCAGAACATCATGTATTCCATGAGTGTTAATCTGCGTGTTGATCGACCCCTAACGGGGTTTACGGTTGTTGAAGCGAAGCAGATAGTTGATGCCCTGACCGGGTATCTCACTGCTACTTCTGGTGCTCGCGCTACCCAGTTGCTGGGCGGCGAGAGCTAGCCATGGAATCGTCGGAGATTGAGTGGACCCTCATAGAGGGTTTTCTCGTTTTCTCTGGGACGATTTCCATGGTAGGTTTGGCTATCCTTATCGGGATAGTTCTCAGGTATCTTTCTAAAAGAAAGGATACTGATCTGTAGCCATGCTAGGGATGTCTTACCTACTCTTAGAGAGTGGGGGGCATGAAAAGCCTGATGTCACTAGCGCAGGAGTCCCTCAAAGATTTGGGGGACTGGTGTGGCGTAAGCACCATCTTCGATTGCAAAACAATCGAAGATCGTGTCGAAGCGGAGGGTATATCGTTTTTAACGATAACCTTACCGTCTTATTCTTCAAGTCTCGAAAAAGGCTTGGAGAATGGGAAGGTAGACGCTCAACTCTTTCCGGCTTTTAAGTCGGATAGAGGAGGTTTCCCCCAATTTCTTGGAGGTTTCCTCGGTCTAGTCTTCGACCGAACTAGCGGACTGTTGCTCGATAGTCCTTCTATAGACGCCATCTTTTCAATACGTCAGATTTCTCTGATGTTTGGAAAGATTTACCTCCCATGCACGCCAAAGCGTGAGAGAGCAGCGTTTTCGAAGTTCATCGAGAATGAGAAGCAAGTTCGTGAAAACGATATCCTG